CACCGACACGTTCTTCAGCAGCTACTACCGCCAGGTCTACGGCTGGGAGCAGTCGATCTACCCGGATTGGTGGGCGGACTAACGCCGGCAATCTTGGGTAAGAGGCGCGACGTATGGCAGCTCCGAATCTCAAGGCTCCGACCACGATCACGGGCAAGACGGACGGCTACGCCGTGACCACCAGCCTGGCTGCAGCGCTGACCAACAGCGCCGCCAGCGGCAAGGTGCTCAAGATCAACTCGGTCTACTGCGCCAACGTGGACGGCGCCGCAGCGGCCGACATCAGCCTGAGCTACTACAACGGCACCACGGATTTCTACCTAGCCAAGACCATCACGGTGCCGGCTGATGCCACGCAGGTGCTGGTGACCCGTGAGGCGTACATCTACCTGGAGGAAGGCGACAGTCTGCGAGCACTGGCCAGCGCCACCGGCGACCTGGAGTTGGTCATTGGCTACGAGGAAATCACCTAATGCTTGGCAGCAACGGCGGGCTACTAGGCAAACCACGACAATCAGGGCCATACCAAGCCCCAGGCGTTTGGACACCGACAGAGCAGGCTATTGGCCAGGGTCAAGTATCACGATGGCCTATCGGCGCTAGTGACCCATACTGGTCTTCTGTCACGTTATTGCTGCACTTTGACGGCACAAACGGCAGCACCACATTCACAGATTCCAGCACAAGTGCGACTGCATTTACAGTCAACGACGGCACTGTCACGATCGGCACTGGCGATAGCGTTTTTGGTGGTGCATCCGGCAACTTTACAACTGGCGGTGATCTCCGCACCGGAACCAGCATTGCAGGTCTAAACTTTGGCACTGGCGATTTTACGATTGAATTATGGGCTAAACAGACTGCAAGCACAGGCACGCTTGACACACTGCTATGTGCAAACAGCGAAGCAACATTTATGATTCGCCCCAGCACTAGCAACGCTCAAATCAGTATAGGCAGCCTGACAAATCTGCTAATTGGCACGTCATTTACCCTGACCGCCTCGACTTGGCATCACATCGCAGTGACTCGAAAGTCAAGCGTTTGCCGTGCGTTTAAGGATGGCGCAATCATAGGCGCCGCCTTCTCAAGCGACGCAATCAACCTAAGCCGTTTGATTATTGGCGACAGCTCAACAACAGGCCGATATTTTCGTGGATGGGTTGATGAGTTACGAGTGACCAAAGGCGTCGCTCGTTATGTGGAGGATTTTGCAGTTCAATCAGCGGCATTCCCCGACGCCTAGGCTGACCCCAGCGCAAGCGCACCATGGCATCCCTGATCTACAACTCAGCCATTGACGACATGGCCCAGGCAACCTAGCCCTAGCACGCTAACGCCATGGCCATCACTGTCAGCCTGTATAACCACACGGCCAAGCGCTTTGCCGATGGCAGCAATGCTGTAGGCGATACCTACAAGGTCAAGCTGCTCAGCGCCAATGCCGGCGGCTTTGATGCCACCCACACCACGCTGGCTGCCACCGGTGGCACCGAAGTCAGCAACACCGGTTACACCGCCGGCGGCGCCACGCTGGCCAACGTCACCTGCGTGACCAGCACCACGAACGATGCCACCTGGGACGCGGATGACGTGACTTGGACCGCTACCGGCGCGGCGCTCAGCGCCATTGCCGCCGTGATCTACAACGACACGGACGCCAGCGATCCACCGCTTGCCTACGTGGACTTCGGAGGCACGCAGACCGCACAGGACACCGCCCAGTTCAAAATCGTCTGGAACGCCAGCGGCGTCTTGAACTTCACGGTGGCCTAACCGATGGCGCAAACCACAACAATCAGCACCAAGGAGCTGAAACGCCAAGCGGCAGCCTGCTTTGAGGGCAAAGCGCTGCGGGTGATGCTCTGCCTCGCAGGCGCCAGCGGCTACACCGCCGAGAGCACCGTGACCAACTGGCAGGCGCAGGAGGTGTCTACCACAGGCACCGGCTATGCGCGTTTCAGCGCCACGGTCGGCACCAGCACCTACAACGCCACCACGGCCCGCCAAGAGCTGCCCTACATTGATGCGGCCTTCAGCTGCAGCACCAGCTACAGCTACGACACGGTGGTGATTTACTTCAACGGTGAGACCTACATCCACAGTTTAGTGACGGAAAGCCCCAACATCACGCTGTCACCCGGCCAGACGCAGACGTACCGCATCACGTTTAGCCAAGACGACGCATGACCACCCGCATCAACATTAACGTTGATCAAGCGGCGCTGCTGCAGCGCAGCCGGGAACAGACGCAGGCGAACCGCCTGGGGTTTCTGGAGGGTCAGAATCGCAACAAGGTAGAGGCAGAAGCGCGGCGCCAGCGCGATGCCACCCGCGCCCAGCAAGGCATCGGTCCCGATGGCCAGCCGCTCTATGGCGTCCCGTTCCGCGACCCCCTGCGCCGCGATGAGCCGGCGGCATCTCGTTTTGGCAAGCTGGCCGGCGTTGGCAACGCTTGGCTTTGGACGGCCGCCACTGAGCCGTTTAACCTTGTGTCAAATGGCTCAAGCCAAACAAGCTATGGCTACAGATTTCTGACACGGCTCGGCTGCTTAGACGGCACGCAATGGTTGGAGCTGACGGACACATACCAGACGACGCCACCAGATCTAGCAGGTCTAAACACACCATTACCTGCGCCTCCTAATGCCGCAAATTTGTACTCTCATACTTTTACCCTAAATGGATACCTTAATACTCAAAACTACTCGGTCACTGAGCGCCAGTTTGCATTCCCCATTGGTCCGCAGGCTCTAATCTATGTGTATCTGCGTAGTGTAGCATTTGCTCTGCTTCCCACAAAAAAATCCTTATACGGTAGCCCTGGAAGTTTTCGCGAAAACGCTTATACTCTTAGCACAGAGACCTACAGCTGGACAACGCAACGTGCTTTCTTTGTCGGGCAATCTTCCGTGCGCGAAATCACATTGCCCAGCACAGCGGGCAGCTTATTGGCAGCATTAACGCAAACTGCCGGCGTGACTGTCACTACTCAAAGCGTGCTTTTTTTCGGCTTCGGCGCCGCGCAAGCCTACTGGAATAGCCAAACTGGGTCCTTTAATATTCCTCGCGTTAATCTGACACCTCAAAGCCCTACCAATCCAGACATAGCATGGTTTGGCACCGACGAACGATACAGCCCATTTTTAGATAATCCCGAAATTTCAAACCTTAATCTTCGCTTTAACGCTTACTCTGCCGCCGTCTATCCGCTACTGGCCTACGGTTCAAGCTGGGAGACGGATAGCCTTGATCCGCAGGCAGCTGGCATCAAAAACAAAGCCGGCTTTGTTGTGCCCTCAAACACAGCTGCATTTGCGCAAATGCCTAATGCCAACCTCAGCAGCCTATACAACGTTGCTGGCGACCTAGAGTATACCTATGGCAATAAAATTTTGCGCAACAGCGTTAGCCCTGCCAAAATAGCTCAGCCTATTGGCGATCCGCCGGCGCTGACATATGTAGATAGCGCTGGAACAACAAGAACGACAAACTGGGACGTCGCTTTACTGACCACCCACGACTGGGCCAACAGCAACTTTTGCAAACAGCGGCTGCTGAGCCTGGGTTTTAACGCCTCTGACCTCCAGCCATGACCACCCCCACCCCCAACCCCCAGGCCCTGATCCAACGCGCTCAGGTGCAGACGCAGGCCAACCGCTATGCGTTCCTGCGCAAGGCTGCGGACAATAAGCTGGTGGCACAGATCGCTAAGAGCTGATGCTGCCGTTCATTACGCCCCCAGCACCACGCGCCACGCGCCAGATCGGCAATGAGCAGGTTGGCGTGCTGGAGGTGGAAGTGCGCGGCGGCCTCACGGTGGGCGAAAGCGCCACCATCTCCGAGCTGTTAGCCGAGGAGCAAAGCAGCTTCGTGCGTGGCGCCCAGATCGCGGATGCTATCGCCAAAGAGGAAAGCATCTCGCTGACCGAGGCGTTCCAGATCATCGAGTCGGCCATTGCGGGGCGCCCGCTGGAAGCGGAAGCTGATGCGATCCGCCTGCGTCATGCCGAGCGCATTGCTGAGGTGGCGCGGGTGTATGCGCAGGCTGGGCAGCGCAACCTGGAGGCCACCGTCTGCGCCATCGTGCGCTCGCGGTGTGCCGGCTGCAGCAGCTTCGGCATCGAGGAGGTGCGCGGCATGGCCAAGCCGCTGTTTGATGGCCTGTGGCAACTGGCGCAGGATGAGCAGGCGGCGGAAGATCTGCCGTCGTCGCCCCCGAGCGAGGACGACCTAAAAAAGCCGCAGCCGGCGGCAGTGGCCGGGAACAAACGGACTGGGCGGCGCTCTACTGGGAACTGAGCCGAGGCTTCCCCGGCGAGTTCCACCGCAGCAGCTACAGCTTGGAGCTGCGGGTGACGGTGCTCAACGCCTGGAAGGCACTGCAGAAGCTCAAGCGCGAGGAGATGGCACTGCAGGAGCTGCCGGTGGCCTCGTTGTCGGCGCTGACCGCCAACATCAACCGCGACCCCAAAAAGGGCAAGGCGTTTGCGCCGGCCGACTTTGCGCTGTTCCGCGAGCGCGAGGCGCAGCAGGCGCAGCTCAGCCCGGAGGTGGCCGCTGTGGCCTTGGCGCTGCGGCATGAAGACCAAGCGCCGCCGGTGCTGCTGGCGGCCTGGACGGAGGTGCTGGCCAGTGCCACCGAGAGCGCCCAGGTGCCACCGGTGCGGGCCTTGCGCAGCGACGACGGCCGGGTGTGGGTGCTGGCCCCCAGCTGGGAGGGCCGCAACATTCGGGGCGGGCTGGTGATGACCACCGGCTGCGCCCATGGCACCGTCACCCTGCGCGACATTGACCGCAACCTTGCCACCTATGCGGTGCAGGTACCGAAGCGTCCGCTGGCGGGATGGCTAGAAGCAGGACTGCTGCTTGTCTGCGGGGAAACCTCGGAACATGGACATCCTCGCCCTGCGAACGTCGATCGCGGCAACCCTGAGCAGCCTGATCGGCACCTACACGCTGGCGAACGGCAGCACCACCCCGGCAATTTCGGTGCGCGGTAGCGGCGAGAGCCTGCCCGCCGGCACCACCGTCACCGGCATGGAGGTGGTGATCCTGCGCGACCCGGAACTGCAGGCCATCCCCAGCTACCAGAAGGGCCAGGCCATCAACCGCTGGACGCTGTATCTGGTGGATTGGGACATGACGGCCAGCCTGCAGGAGGCAGCCGGGAAGCTGATCTGGGCGTGGCCGGGCAGCAATGCGGTGAGCATCAACGTGCCGCAGAGCGTGGGGCCTCGGCACCAGATGCGGGTGGACCTGCAGACCAACCCTGAGACGTATCCGTAGGACGCGGAAACCTTGGGGTAGCACTGACCCCTGTAGATGGCTGTTTTTCCTGGCGCTGGTGACGCGTCTGTACGGCTGGCGTTCAACGATGCCAGCGGCGTTGAGCAGAGCGTCACGGCCACCAATGCGCTGCCGATCGAGCCCCTGGGTCAGGCGGGTGTGGCGCGGAAGCTGACGGCGGGTGCCAGCAGTGCCAACACGGCGCTGACGAGTACGTGCAAACGGATCACGATGCGAGCGGTGACGGCTGACATCCGCTACGCGATTGGCACCAGCTCGCAGACAGCGACCACCAGCAGCCACTTCATTGCCAGCGGCGAGCGGCTGGATCTGGCGGTGCCGCTTGGCGCCAACATTGCCATCATCCGCGATGCAGCAACCAGCGGCACGCTGGAACTGACCGAGCTGGTCTGATGCCAAGACTGCGCGTTACACGCAACAGCGTCACGGGTGCGGCTGTGGCTGCAGTGGCGGCAGGCCCCAGCTACGACGCCGACGCCACGACGTATTTCGCTGCGGTTGAAGCGGCGGACGGCCAGAGCTTGGAGAGCGGCGTCAAGACTGCCATCAATGACTTCATCGTGGGCTGCAAGGCCGATGGCACCTGGAGTGCGCTGAAGGCGTCTTGCATCCTTGCCGGTGCGCGCACCCTTTCTGGAGCATTGGTTCCACTTGCTGGCACAGCACCTACAAACTATAACTTCGTCAGCGGCGATTACAACAGAAAGACGGGCTTGGTTGGCAATGGCTACAGCAAATATTTAGATAGCAATAGGCTGGATTCAACAGATCCGCAAGACAATAGCCATGTCAGTGTTTACAAGACAGCCGGAACAACCGGCGGATCGTTGCTGGGATCCGCCAATCCGCCTTCGTATAACAGAATGACGGGCATGGATATTTTGGGGTCTAGCTATAGGTTCTTCTCTAGAGACGCTGGAACAGCCCTAGGTTCCAGTTCCGCTACTGGCGTTGTAGGGGTGTCAAGAGCATCGTCAACTACAATTTTAATTAGAGTAGCATCCTCGACTAGCTCAAACTCATCTACTTCGGGGACTCCATCCGGCAATAAGTATTTTGTCTTTGATAGATCAGGCGGCAGTAGTTATTTCAGCAGTGCCCGCCTCTCCTTCTACTCCATCGGCGAGGCCGTAGACCTTGCCCTGCTCGACACTCGCCTCACCACCCTGATGTCCGCCCTGGCTACCGCCATTCCCTGATCATGACTCTCGCTGACCTCCTGCCCACCGTTGCCGGCATGACCGATGCCGAAGCCAAGGCGCTTGCCCTGGTCTTTGGCGACGACGCCTATGACGCCCTGCTTGCCGCGCAGGCGCAACGCCCTGATGCCCGCGACCGCGTGGCCCCTGTGCAGCTCACCGATGGCCGCTGGCTGGTGTGCGCTGATGTGCTGCGCGAAGCCGCGACCGGCGGCCTCTATGCCGAGGGCTTTGCCCTGCTGCCACCCGCGCTGTTCGACACGGTGGACGTGATGCCGTGGGACGACGGCTGCGCCCTGCTGCCACCGCCGCCAGAGATGCCTGGCTTGGGCGGCGGCCAGTAGACCTGCACACTACGGGGCACCCTCCAGCTCGGCGGCGATGGCGAGGAGCTGGTGGTGCACACTTTGCTTGGCTTCCCTGAAGCCCTCCATGTATTCGTTCATGGGATAGCGGCCAGGGAAAGGCGCGACCTCATGCGCAGCAGCCCGCAGGGCGGCGGCAATCAGCGGCGCCATCTCTTCAGCAAAGTCAGGCAGTCCTTCTGGTGGCACGTCGTATTTCTTCAATGTCACTGCTGTCAGGACTGCGCGGGCAGCGGAGGAGATGTCAGTCATCGAGTTGCTCCAGTGCGCGGCGGATCACAACGGCGTCCTCTATCGGTAGGACCAACACCGGAACCGGATGATCAGCCCCGTCAACCTCCAGCAACGCCTTCAGCGCCTGCTCTTTCAAGGTCGGCGGCTTGGGGCGGCGGGCGGCGCGGAGATCCTGCACTGCTTCGTGCTCGTAGCAGAACCACCCTTCATTTACCAGCCACTCACAGCACGCCTCAAGCTCCTGGTCAGCTCCCCAGCGGGCGGCTTGAGTGGCAATGTGCTCTTGCCAGGCAATTGGATCTTTTGGATCCATGCGCTGTGCTTGTTGCGCCCAGAGACGACGCAGCTCAGGCGGTGGGGTGATCGGGTGCTCGGCGCCAGAAGGCGCTTGATACTCTTTGCTCATCATCCTGTTACGGCAGGGTGGTCACGGCCTCGGTGGTGACACACGCGGGGCCACCCCAATCCTACCTCTGAAGTCTGCTCGGCCATCGGCCGGCGGGGGCAACTTAGGCATAGACGCCAGGCCCCCGTGACGCCGCCTACCGCTGAAGAGATCACCGGCATCGCCGTCGCCTTGCTGGCCGGTTCCGAGATCCTCAGCCTTGCCCCCGGCATCCGCGCCAACGGCTGGATTCAGCTGGTGATCGGCGCCCTGCAGGGCATTGCGGCAGCGGGTGAGCAGAACAAGCGCCGGGGTCGGGGGCGTCGCTGATTGTGGAGCCAACGCACGGTGAGATCCTGCGCGCCATTGGCGTGCTCGAAGGCCAGTTGAAGCAGCTGCTCGACGCAGCCATCTCAGATAAAGGCGAGCGCAGTTCGCTGGGCCAGCGCATCGGCGCTTTGGAGCAGCGCATGGCGCAGGTGGTGATTGGCGCTGTGGTGCTGGCAGTGCTCAGCCCGATGATCTGGGCGGAGGTGAGCAGCCTGATGAAGCACTCGCCAGTCCCTGCGCTGGAGCGCTCACGGTGATCCGCCTGACCGAGGCAGCGCGGTTCTACCGCGAACTGCCGCACCAAATCGCCGCCTGGACTGCCCTGCAGGCCAAGGTGCCGCCCGAGGCACTGCAGGAGTTCGAGGAGCTGTACCGCTCCGCCCCGGCGGTGAAGCAGGAGCTGCCACCGGCGTGGCTGGCACCGGCGCTGCGGATCATCCGCGAGTTTGAGGGCTGCCGGCTGGATGCGTACAAGGATGCGGCCGGCGTGGCCACCATCGGCTGGGGTGCCACGCGCTACGCCGATGCACCGGTGCGGATGGGCGACACCATCACGCAGGCCATGGCCGATGAGATGCTCACCAACGACGTGGAGACGTTGTTCGGCCCCGGCGTGTTTGAGCTGCTGCCGGTGGCACGCAGCTGGAAGCCGGAGCAGGTGGCGGCAATCGTCTGCTTTGCGTACAACGTCGGCCTGGGGGCACTGGAGGAGAGCACGCTGCGCAGGCGGCTGCTGGCGGGCGGTGATGCCTGCACGATCGTGCGCGAGGAACTGCCGAAGTGGTGCCATGCCGGCGAGGCAGTGCTGGCGGGACTGGAGCGGCGAAGGGCAGCAGAGGTGGCGCTGTTCTGCAGCGTCAAGCCCCCGCTCCAGCAGCAGCAGGTGCAGTTGCGCAACCCGCTGAAGGTGCCGTACTTCAGCCAGCGCGACTCGCAGGTGGAGGGCCAAGCGTCGCGGATGTGCTTCAGCAGCAGCTGCGCCATGCTCGTGGCCACGCTGCGCCCCGGCGTGCTCAAGGGCGCCAACGGCGACGACCAATACCTGCAGCGGGTGCTGCAGTACGGCGACACCACGAGCGCCGACGCCCAGCTCAAGGCGCTGGCCAGCTACGGCGTCAAAGCGGTGTTCCGGCAGAACTGCACCTGGAGCGACCTGGAGCAGCAGATCGCCAAGGGTG